TCCCAAAAGGGTGTATAGTACGTATGGAAAAAATAAATGAAAAATAAAATAGAACAACAACAATCTGATTTGAATGAAAGCTACAAACAATCATTAAGAAACAAAGCAGAAAGAAATCCTACATTGACAAAGAACATGCCCAATGTAAAATGGGATCAACTTCCACCAAGGAAGGGACCTAATCCACAAGGAGTAAGCTATGGAAATAATAAAAAAAATAATCAACCTACCTAAATTTTCAGTTAAATGGATGAACTACCATTTAAATTCTTTTCAAGGACTTTTTATTCTTCTAATTCTTTTGATTCTGGTTCTGGGGTAATATTAATTAAATTTTTGTGATCATCCAGGATTTGTTTCATTTTCGCCTGTAACTCTTCTTCGCTTAACTGATCTAGATTACCTGTCATTACAAGTTTTTGATCTACATACAATCCACCTGCTTTTCCTCTAGCTACTTCAGCATTAATCGCAGCTGACCACGCACCTTTTTTAGCTGAATCATCTCGTAGTTTTGCAAGTTCTGATAAGTGTCTTTCAAATGTTATGCCATACTTTTCCTGAACCTCTGCTCTTAACTCACCAATATATTTCACCACCAACGGAGATATTCTAGGATTTCGCAGCTCGCTTGCAGCCTGCCTTGGTCTTGTTTTGTAGCCTGCTTCCAGCGCACATTCAGCTGGACTTTTTCTACCCTCGTTGTAGATTAAAAGTTCTGCAAACTTCATCTGTCTTTCGGTTAATTGTTTTGGCACTCCCATAAGTTGTATATAGTGTAATTTTCCGTACAAGTCAATATTCGCCTGTAATCTCGCCTGTGATCGCTTGTTCATTGAGCTGTCCTGGACCTGAAGTTAAGCTGGTTTTAAGCTGCTAAAGAGCTGTGTTGAGCTGGTGATTAGCTGGTCGCCTGTTCGCCTGTGCATTAGTAAGTATATTATTTTTATTTTTCAATACAATTCCTGGTAGAAAAACCTGGATTTGTTATTTTTTAATAACCCCAAATTTTAAAAGAATTATCAATCATATCTTTTAATTGATAAGTACAACAATAATCATTATCTTTATTTGCCTTACAGATAGCAATTATTTCATCTATTAATTCTTCTTTATTTTTAAGGTCTTCTAATTCTCTCTGTTCTTCTAGTTTTTCTTGTGAGTTTACCATATTTTCCTTTCTTATTTATTCCCATATAGTCCCTTGTTTTTAAATTACAATAGGTATATAAAAAACAAATCAAAAAAGGAGAATAAAAAATGTCAAAACTAAAAAGAGTAAAAGTAATAATAAGAGACGAGGAGTTTAAT